AGAATCTGACAGTTGAGAAAATGCCGCTGCCTGAAGCTTCGCAACGTTAAGCTGATAAACATTCGACGCATTGCGGTTGCCATGGCGACGCGCCTTACGCGTTAACCAGCCTTCTGCTTCCAGCCGTGCGATAGCCGTTCTGACGGTACTCATCCCCGCGCCAATCTGGCGGGCAATGGTTTCAATTGATGGCCAGCACACACCTTCGTCATTACTGAAATCAGCCAGGCGGGCCATAATTGCCACGCTGGATAATTTCATGCCTGACGCTGCGCAACCATCCCATACATAGCCGGTTAATTTAGTGCTCATGACCGACCTCTATTTCCCTGAATTTACGACGAAACTGTTCGAGCGGACTGAAGCACTCATGCTCATAGCCTTCGCGGAGGTAGATAACCCGTTGTGTTTCCGGTTCCCAACGAATGACTCTGACGGGCACTCCGTAGTGATCTTTGAACCAGCGGTTAACTTGTTGCAAAGGACTGTCTCCTTCTGCCGGTTGAAATCACCCACAGCCCACTCTGCAAATCTGTGGGTTACAATTTCCCTGTCACCTGGTACATTCACTGCATAGCAATACTCCACCTTCGCTTTTCCACCCGGTACAGGAAGCGCAATCAGTTGCGAGCGACGGTAGTGTGTTGTTAAACTGTTCATGCGTTAGTTTCTCCACAACCAGAAGCAATCGACGCCACGACGCCCGGAGCTGCACACTCGCGGGCGTTACTCTTTTCCGGCGCACAAAAAACACGAAATAACAGTGTTAAATGCTCCTGCCACTTCGCCATTACTTGGTAGCTGTTCTCTTCGATTTGCTCACGCTCAGCCTGGTCAATAACTCCATCAGCAGTTGCCTTGCGTAAGTACTGGGAATGCTTGCCAATCCATTCTATTGACTCCATCAGCCGCTGATTAATGTCACCATTGTCAATGTCATCAATGACCACCAGCGGCACAAACACCCCATTACTACGACGGGCTATTGCATCTGTTACATGCCTGGTACCACTGGCATCCTGTAAAACCATGGCCCACTCAAGTGGAAAAATTTGATCCCCACCGCTACGCAGTCTGTTATGCAATTGATCTTTTGCTGGGGTGATATCATCAGATTTATACAAACCAAGAATTTCTGCTGCTTCCTCATAGCCATGAGGTAAATCAGCAATCGTTCTTCGTATTGCTGCCACCAGCCATGCTGGTTGTTTATCAACTTTCCATTCAGGTTCTTTACCCACGGTTAATTCCTCATTTCTGTGGTGTTTTTATGCCGCAGCACTGTTAGTCTTTTGATATAAAGACACGTCAACTTTCAGTTTCCCGTTAGTAATTTTTTCTAACTGGTACGCTCGGCCTTCAGGAATAATCTCAGGCCACTCTGAAACAGACGGATGCTTAATACCTAGGGCTTCGGCGGTTTTACAAACTCCGCCGAAATAATTAATCACGTCGGATTTCCGCATTTCTGTCTCCCGTTAAATTACGTTAAGCAGAAATGTAGGATATCCAACATGCCAATGTCAAGAATCCTACATGAGCATGTGGTAGGATTGCCTACATGATGAACATGAGTGATCGTATTCGCCAAAGGCGAAAAGAACTGAACCTGACACAACAAGCACTGGCTGATTTGACTGGTGTGAACCGTGTCACGGTTACTGGATGGGAAAAGGACGACTACCAACCAAATGGAGCCAACCTTCAAGCCCTAGCCAACGCACTTAAATGCGATCCTCTGTGGCTTGTTAGCGGAAAAGGCTCGCCTGAACCAAAGATAAATCTAAAACCTGAAATATTCGCAGTTAAAAAAGTCCCCCTCATCTCGTGGGTTCAGGCGGGTTCATGGACAATGACGGAGCCTGGTGTCAGGAAAGAAGATGCTGAAGAGTGGGTTTATACTACCGCCCTTGTATCAGAAATGGCATTTGCACTACGGGTCCGTGGTGATTCAATGACCAATCCCCTCGGCTCACCATCGATACCAGAAGGTTCTATCGTTATCGTAGAGCCAGATATTATTGATACAGAGTGTATTAACGGAAAAATCGTTGTTGCCCATATCAATGGTGGGCAAGAAGCGACACTCAAAAAATTTGTTGAGGACTGGCCGAACAGGTATCTCGTCCCACTAAATCCTAACTATAAAACTATTGAATGCGGTGAAAACTGCAGAATAGTTGGTCTTGTCAAACAAGTAATAATGGATTTTTGACACATCTTCCTCACTATCGCAAAACCGGGGTATCCCCGGTTTTTTTATGAGCCTATCTTTTTATGTAGGATAACCAACATAAACTCTTGACACTTACATGTTGGATATCCTACATTTGTTTTTAGAGTTGTGGTGAATGCGCAGGCTGATGCGCGAAAGACATTGCAGCTATTGCGGAAAAGAGCTGTTCGGCGGGGCAATTAAACGCCCGTGAGAGTCTGAAATAACCGCAAGCCGGAGATCAGCACCGGTCACCACAACAGCCACTGCTTTGGCGGTACCAGTTTGTACACTTGCTTCCGGCTGGTACCGCTCTTTTTACAAAACAGAGAAGAGCATCACCGGACGACGGGCTCATAACCCAATCCATCCGGGCGGCTGCCACCGCAGGTGTTCTTCTCTGTTTTGTGGAGAAACTAACCGACCTTGCAGGGTCGATATGATGAGGAGCAGCAAAATGGCTAGCGAACGCAGTACTGATGTGCAGGCATTTATCGGGGAGCTGGACGGCGGCGTATTTGAAACCAAAATCGGCGCAGTTCTCAGTGAAGTCGCTTCCGGTGTGATGAACACGAAAACCAAAGGTAAGGTCTCGCTCAACCTGGAAATCGAACCGTTTGATGAGAACCGTGTGAAAATAAAACACAAACTCTCATATGTTCGCCCGACTAACCGCGGGAAAATTTCCGAAGAAGACACCACCGAAACGCCGATGTATGTCAATCGCGGTGGTCGCCTGACTATTCTGCAGGAAGACCAGGGACAATTACTGACTCTTGCCGGTGAACCTGACGGAAAACTCCGCGCAGCAGGTCATTAATATCGTTCTTAATTAACTGATTATTTATCTCATCACTGAATATCTTTATATAGTGAGGACTTATTATGTCTCAGAACTTAGACGCAACCGCAATTAATCAAATCCATGCCCTTATTTCTGCTCAGGGTGTTAATGAAATTATCAGTAAGATTGGTGCCGATGCTGTGGCATTGCCTGAGAATTTCCGCATTCATGATCTGGAAAAATTTAATTTAAATCGCTTCCGTTTCCGTGGTGCGCTTTCCACTGCCAGCATCGATGACTTTACCCGTTATTCTAAAGATCTTGCAGATGAAGGCACCCGCTGCTTTATCGATGCCGATAATATGCGAGCCGTCAGTGTGCTTAACCTGGGTACTATTGATGAACCAGGTCACGCAGATAACACCGCCACCCTCAAACTGAAAAAGACAGCACCGTTTTCTGCTCTGTTGTCTGTTAATGGCGAGCGTAACTCCCAGAAGTCACTGGCAGAATGGATTGAAGACTGGGCCGACTACCTTGTGGGCTTTGATGCTAATGGTGACACCATTCAGGCAACCAAAGCGGCTGCTGCAGTCCGTAAAATCACAATTGAAGCAAACCAGACCGCTGATTTTGAAGACAATGACTTCAGCGGCAAACGCTCCCTGATGGAGTCTGTCGAAGCGAAAACCAAAGACATTATGCCAGTGGCATTTGAATTTAAATGCGTTCCGTTTGAAGGCCTGAAAGAACGTCCGTTTAAATTACGCCTCAGCATTATCACTGGCGATCGTCCTGTACTGGTTCTGCGCATTATTCAGCTGGAAGCGATGCAGGAAGAAATGGCTAACGAATTTCGTGATCTGCTTGTTGAGAAATTCAAAGACAGCAAAGTAGAAACCTTTATTGGTACTTTCACCGCCTGATTTCATTACTGCAAATGCCCCTGCGGGGGCATTTATGGAAACGTAATTAACTCAATAATCACCGGATGGTGAGAGCTTCCTTTTAGCAGAATTCAGCGCGGTGCAGCGCATATAAAGTGGAGAACGAAATGTCATTTATTAAAACTTTTTCCGGGAAGCATTTTTATTATGACAAGATAAATAAAGACGACATCGTGATTAACGATATCGCAGTTTCCCTTTCAAATATCTGTCGCTTTGCAGGACATCTTTCACACTTCTACAGTGTCGCCCAGCATGCGGTGCTTTGCAGCCAGCTGGTGCCGCAGGAATTTGCTTTTGAAGCGTTAATGCATGATGCAACAGAAGCATATTGCCAGGACATCCCCGCGCCACTGAAACGACTTCTTCCTGACTATAAACGGATGGAAGAAAAAATAGACGCCGTAATCCGTGAGAAATACGGGTTACCTCCTGTTATGAGCACGCCAGTGAAATATGCCGATCTCATTATGCTGGCAACCGAACGCCGCGATCTCGGGCTTGATGATGGCTCTTTCTGGCCTGTACTGGAAGGCATCCCGGCAACAGAGATGTTCAAAGTTATTCCACTGTCACCAGGCCATGCCTACGGGATGTTTATGGAACGTTTTAACGAGTTATCGGAGTTACGCAAATGCGCATGAATGTTTTCGAAATGGAAGGGTTTCTTCGCGGGAAATGTGTACCGCGAGATCTGAAAGTGAATGAAACAAATGCTGAGTACCTGGTACGTAAATTCGATGCGCTTGAAGCTAAATGTGCGGCACTGGAAAACAAAATAATGCCAGTGTCAGCTGAACTGCCGCCAGCAAATGAAAGTGTTCTGTTATTTGATGCTAACGGAGAAGGCTGGCTGATTGGCTGGCGTTCTCTCTGGTACACCTGGGGACAAAAAGAAACCGGAGAATGGCAGTGGACATTTCAGGTCGGGGACCTTGAAAACGTCAATATCACTCACTGGGCAGTAATGCCAAAAGCACCGGAGAATAAGAAATGAGCGTGATAAAAACTCATACGGGAATTGTTATCACCCGAGACGGTCCGCAGGTAAAAAAACTGCACCAGACAAAGCGGATGTGGGTCGTCGGAAAAAACGAGTTTTACCACAAAGAAACCGGACGCCGCCACTTTGCAGAAAATACTCGCCGCCGACTGCTGATCGATACCATCAAGCCTATCGAGGTGAAGCATGTTTAAACAGAACGAAAAATCTATCGCTCAAATTGCTGAGTATATCCCGCGTGCGTGCCGGGGTATGCAGTTGCAGGAAGCTAAAGCACGCCTAGAGAAAAAAATTGCGCTCTATATCGATGACGGCTGTGATGCTGCCGTTCTTAACGCGGCGTTCGCGCCAGCTCTTAACAGTCATACGCGAGAGTCTTTTTTTTCGTGCATCGCAGCGCAGATCCGCAAAGGAGGCAACCAGTGAGTGAGTCAAAATGCCAAATTAATGGCAATAAGATAGAACCATGTGCAGCACTGGCAAAATCCCTTGAGCATGATGCTGAATACACGGCGCGAAAAGGTCTGCTGATATACAAAATCTGGAATGAGAGTTTAACTCGCGGCCCTGATTTGGTGATGTTGCGTTCCGGTGAATTTTCTAAATCACCAGTGCGGGTTTCATTTTGTCCGTTCTGTGGTGAAAGTCTGAAAACGTGGGAGAACAGAAATGAATGAAATTAAAGAAATACCAGTAGTACGTGATGAATATGGCTGCTGGACGCATCCTGAATATGAAAAATTCTGTGATGGTAGAGAACATATTTCAACGGAAGAGTTTAACGCATGGATGGAGGGAAATAATCTTCAATGGACCATCAGAACTATGGATGAAGATGATTTTAATCTGGACGCAGATGGTCCCGATATTGCCTCCTGGAAACCGGAGCGCCCGGAAGGTGAAGGCTGGTTCATTGGTTCCATTCATGACACTGAAGATGGTCCGGTTTGTGTATGGCTGAGAAATAAGGTTGAAGCATAAAGGCGATAAACCACCTGACAACAAAACACTGAAAAATTTAAATCAGAAGTGAATTTTATTAAATCCTTAACCGGAGGGATTCCTGCACTCTCAGAACATCAGGAGACCGCCCGAAAGGGCGGTAATGAAAAATGGCTGAATTAACCAAATGGCTACAAAACACGATTACCGGAATTGAAACGGTAGTAGACGATAAATCGTTTGTATGTGATGAAATAGTATTCAAAATCGATGTGGTTAAAAACGTACTTACCGCATTTAAAGTCGCGCTGGCATCGCTGGAAGCCGAACCGGTGACATGGCGATATCGCTACGTGAGAAAAGGCGTTACGAACTTTCAGGAGAAGCCGTGGGTTGGTGACTGGAAATATGTACCGACAAAAGAGGATTGCAACGACAGGCCGAACTATGAAATTCAGGCGTTATTCACGGCCCAGCCTGTGCCACTGACACCCGAAGGATTGATTAAAGCGGTGCGCTTCTATGAACAGGTTAAGAGTGAAAATCCGCCAGTCGAAACCGGAGCATGGAAAGACGCTGTTGACTGGGTGCTCAAAGAGGCTTGTCAGGCTGTAAACATTGGCATCAAAGGAGAGTGAGATGAACGGACAAATATCAATTGTTCGACCGGGAGCATGTGACGATCGCGAGATACGAATGATTATTCGTCTGGCGATGGGGAAAACAATAACTGCTCTCATTACTCCTGAAAATCTCGCATTAGCATTAACAGGAAAGTCAGACTTGCCAGTAGAGCTAAAGCTGCGAAATGTTGAGATTAAGGTGAAATAGTTATGAATACTCTTACCAAAGAATGGTTACAGAACACGATTACCAGCATTGAGTCAGCACGGGATGAAATACCGTTCGGACTCGATGAAGATCAAAACAACATGCTTACCGCATTAAAAATTGCACAGGCATCACTGGCAGCAGTATCGGATGAACGAGCAGCCTATGAATTATTTATGGAGAAGCGTTTCGGGGAATCTTAGACTGGCCCCCTGAATCTCCAGACAACCAGTATCACTTAAATAAGTGATAGTCTTAATACTAGTTTTTAGACTAGTCATTGGAGAACAGATGATTGATGTCTTAGGGCCGGAGAAACGCAGACGGCGTACCACACAGGAAAAGATCGCAATTGTTCAGCAGAGCTTTGAACCGGGGATGACGGTCTCCCTCGTTGCCCGGCAACATGGTGTAGCAGCCAGCCAGTTATTTCTCTGGCGTAAGCAATACCAGGAAGGAAGTCTTACTGCTGTCGCCGCCGGAGAACAGGTTGTTCCTGCCTCTGAACTTGCTGCCGCCATGAAGCAGATTAAAGAACTCCAGCGCCTGCTCGGCAAGAAAACGATGGAAAATGAACTCCTCAAAGAAGCCGTTGAATATGGACGGGCAAAAAAGTGGATAGCGCACGCGCCCTTATTGCCCGGGGATGGGGAGTAAGCTTAGTCAGCCGTTGTCTCCGGGTGTCGCGTGCGCAGTTGTACGTCATTCTCAGACGAACCGATGACTGGATGGATGGCCGCCGCAGTCGTCACACTGATGATACGGATGTGCTTCTCCGTATACACCATGTTATCGGAGAGCTGCCCACGTATGGTTATCGTCGGGTATGGGCGCTGCTTCGCAGACAGGCAGAACTTGATGGTATGCCTGCGATCAATGCCAAACGTGTTTACCGGATCATGCGCCAGAATGCGCTGTTGCTTGAGCGAAAACCTACTGTACCGCCATCGAAACGGGCACATACAGGCAGAGTGGCCGTGAAAGAAAGCAATCAGCGATGGTGCTCTGACGGGTTCGAGTTCTGCTGTGATAACGGAGAGAGACTGCGTGTCACGTTCGCGCTGGACTGCTGTGATCGTGAGGCACTGCACTGGGCGGTGACTACCGGCGGCTTCAACAGTGAAACAGTACAGGACGTCATGCTGGGAGCGGTGGAACGCCGCTTCGGCAACGATCTTCCGTCGTCTCCAGTGGAGTGGCTGACGGATAATGGTTCATGCTACCGGGCTAATGAAACACGCCAGTTCGCCCGGATGTTGGGACTTGAACCGAAGAACACGGCGGTGCGGAGTCCGGAGAGTAACGGAATAGCAGAGAGCTTCGTGAAAACGATAAAGCGTGACTACATCAGTATCATGCCCAAACCAGACGGGTTAACGGCAGCAAAGAACCTTGCAGAGGCGTTCGAGCATTATAACGAATGGCATCCGCATAGTGCGCTGGGTTATCGCTCGCCACGGGAATATCTGCGGCAGTGGGCTTGTAATGGGTTAAGTGATAACAGATGTCTGGAAATATAGGGGCAAATCCACTTATCCTTAACAGTAATGTTGCCTGTGCCTGTTTCTTTCATCCCCGCAGTGATAATTCCCGAATCTACTTTACCTTCACGCGAGACATTAAGTTCACCGTCGCCAGCATCACCGATATAGATATAGCGGAAAGCTTCGCCCGTTCCGAGGAAATTCCAATGCCCTTTATCGGTCACGTTGACGACACCGTGGGAACCGTCCTGAACGCCCACTAATGAATATTCTTTGTTATTAATTAGTCCATTATTGGAAATATTGAGTGTGCCATTACCGAAATATCCATTATAGAGTCTGCGTACCGTGATGACAGAGTCTTGATCCTGCACATTCAGGGTTCCGATACCGGTAGCATTGCCACCGATAATCGTGTTTTCAGCCGTAATCAGTCCACCCTCGCGAATAGTCGCTTCCCCCGTTCCTTGATTACCAATTTGAAATTCAATTGAGGAATCGTTATTTTTTATTAGCCACTCACCGCCCTTTTCAACGACAACCTGGCCATTACTGCCCGCCTGATAGCCTAAAATGGCGACTATTGAACTCGTGACGTAACCCTTATCCGTAATATTTAATGAGCCCGTACCGTAACTCCCTATTTCGAATAATTCGGTCGTCAGAACAGAGTCCTCTCCCTCAACATTGACCGTCCCGACGCCTCCTGTCGAGGAACCTAGTCTTAAATAGCCTCCATCAACGTGACCTTTCTGTTTAATATTCAGCGTCCCCGTTCCGGATTGACCCACATTTAAAGGCCTTGCATTATTTCCGCTATCATACAATCGCCAGGTGCCACCCAAAACATTAACGGTGCCCTCTGAGTCCTCATTAGCGCCAATGACGCTGGTAGTAATAGTGGTTAAGGAGGCATTACCGCCAGCCAAAATATTAAGCACTCCAGTGCCATACCAGCCAACCAGGTAGGCATCATAAGCAACATCAGTATCAATATTGGTAATCTGATCATTATCAACTTCCAGACTTGCACCAGACGCTGAACCGCTTAGTGCCAGCAAAACACCCAGCGTCAATCTACTGAATTTCGTTGTCAGTCCAGAGGATTTACGCAAATTAACCGTCGATGTTTTACCTGCCCTGCGAGTTAATTCCGAGCAGGCCTGAAATACCTGTAGAGTGCAATTCCATATCACGCGATAGATTCTATTCAT